CATAAAACTGCCATATATCGTTACAATTGACGTTGGTTCGGGCGAAGTTCTAGCAATCACAAGAAATTTTGCTCAAAATGACACTTTAAAGCGCAAAATACAGTATTTTGTGCATTATAAGTTTCTGCCGGGACTGGGATTCTACGGATTTGGTCTAATTCACATGATTGGGGGTCTTGGAAGAGCCGCAACAAGCATACTTAGGCAGTTAATTGACGCTGGAACCCTTGCAAACTTACCTTCTGGCTTTAAAGCTCGTGGGATTCGTATAAGAAATTCTGATGAACCGCTTAGTCCGGGTGAATTTAGGGATATTGACGCTCCGGGCGGTGATATTCGTAATTCCATCATACCGTTACCGTTTAAGGAGCCGTCTGGTACTCTAGCATCGTTATTGGGTTCAATAATTGAAGGTGGTAGACGATTTGTATCAATAACAGACCAACAATTGGGTGATAGTAAGAGCGGTGACATGCCTGTTGGTACTACTGTCGCATTACTTGAGCGTGGTATGAAGGTTATGTCTGCAATACATAAACGTTTACACTATGCTCAGAAGACAGAGTTTAGACTGCTTGCGAGAATCTTTGCAGAAAACTTGCCTCCTAATTATCCCTATGACGTAGCTGGCGCACCGTCAGAAATAAAAGCCGTAGATTTTGATGATCGAGTGGATGTCCTCCCCGTCTCTGATCCGAATATATTTTCTATGGCTCAGAGGGTTACTTTAGCTCAAACGCAGCTTCAGTTAGCTCAGAGTAACCCTCAACTCCATAACTTACATGAAGCATATAAGCGCATGTATCAGGCTTTAGAGGTTCAAAATGTTGACCAGATATTACCGTCAAAAAAAGAGCCAAAGCCAACAAGTCCAAGTATTGAGAATGCAAAGGCTCTGCAAGGCGAGATAATAACGGCATTTCAACAACAAGACCATGATGCACATATATTAGCGCACGTTTTGTTTATGAAGACTCCTATTGTACAGACCACACCAAACATTTATGCGATATTTTTAGGTCATTTACAGGATCATATATCCATGAAAGCTAGATTGTTTGTTATGCAACAGGTACAAGCACAACAACAACAAGCCCAGCAGTTGGCTTTGGCTGCACAGACAGGAGCGATTGATCCTCTAGTGGCACAACAACAAATGCAAGCCGCTGCGAATATGTCTGAAGATATGGTTGAGGCAGAGGTAGCAAAGTTAGAAGCTCAGTTTACACAAGAATTAACACAGATGTTGGCACCACCAACAGGACAGCAAGACCCGCTAGTTAGGATTAGAGAACAAGAACTTGCAATTAGGGCTGCAGAGTCCCAGCGTAGAGCGAAACAGGATCAAGAAGAACTTAACTTGGAGCGTCAAAAATTAAAACAAAGAGCTACAACGGATGCCGCTAGAATTGAATTACAAGAAGACATTGCCGATGAAAGAGCTGCTGTAAACCGTGAGAGGATACAGGCTACAAGAGATAAGTCATGATACAGAAGAGATTAGAGAAAGACTCTGAGTATAATAAATATGACCTAGATGGGGACGGCATTGTGGATGACGATGAATTGTTGGCAGCTGAAAAGTTGCATGAAATAGAAGCAGCTGAAAAACAAGAAGCAGCCGAACTTCGTAAGATGACAGCGCAAAGGCGTATGGCTACCGCTGTGCTGTGCTTTATGGCTCTATATACACTGTTGATGTTCACGCCTTTTGTGTCAGATGAAAGAGTAAGGCTTCTCACAGATCTCTCTAGCTTATTGTACTTAACAGGCGGGGGTATAGTGGGAGCCTACATGGCTGTATCTGTATGGCCGAAAAAAGCGTAAGAAGATATGGAAAGCGTAAATTTAAAAAGCATGACATTCGTTGGGCAAAGGAACACAAGATATATCAATCCACAGAATGTGGACTATGTGGAGATAAAACGTCAGGCTTTTCTAAAGACAAAGGCGAATCATGGTATTGTTCAAGTTGTATAACAAAGGTATAAACAAATGGTACTACAAACATTAATAGGACCCGTAACAGGCATACTAGACAAATTTATTGAAGACAAGGATCAGAAGAATGCTTTGGCGCACGAAATTGCCACAATGGCAGAAAGACATGCTCAACAGACAAAAATGGCTCAAATCGAAGTCAACAAAGCAGAAGCGCAACACAAATCCATCTTTGTTTCTGGATGGCGTCCCTTCATCGGCTGGACCTGTGGTACAGCGTTGGCATACCACTTTGTCCTTGCTCCGATTATTTTGTTCGCAACAGCGTATGCTGGTATCGAGGTTCCTGAGTTACCTAGTTTCGACATGGAGACGTTGACCACGATTTTGCTTGGAATGCTGGGACTTGGTTCATTACGCAGCTTTGAGAAATACAAAGGTTTAACAAAATAGGGGATTAAAATGCCAGAACTATCACCAAAACAAAAGAAAATTGCTGTTGTAGCAGAGCCTAGAGACAAGATTACTGGAGAAGACTTTAAAGGTTTGCGTAAAGCTGACGGTGGAATGATTGAGAAGTTCACAGGAGGTGGCGAAGTTAAAGGATGTGGAGCTTCCGTAACAGGGAAAACTTTTAGTGGTTTGTTTTAATGGCTGACAGGATAAGAACAGACCGTGAAATTAGAAGTATTGCCGCTGACAATATAACTAATTTAACAAATGCGGAGTATGATAGATATCTAGAGCTTCCAGAAGTTAAGAAGAAGAACTCTAGAGGATTTGGTGCGTCCTTGACAAAGAATAGGTTTAGGGGCACAACTTAATGGATGTTGCAGACTTTGCAAAACATGTTTATAACATATTACTAAGGCGAGAAGAACAAATCGCTGAGATTTTGACATCTGGAGGCGTTCAAAACTTTGAACAATACCAGCGGTTGGTGGGAGAAGTACAGGGTCTTGTCTACGCCAAGGAAGAAGTTAAAGCCCTGCTGGAGAAAAATATAGAAGATGCCGAAGACATTATTCGTTCCTGATCATGTGGCAAAAACAAGATCACAACAGTCTTCATCTGATAGTCCTTCCGTAGGCGAAGCCTACGTAAAGGCAGATGAAAAAGTTTTAGACCCCAGCCTTCTTGATAAATCATTAACAGAAAGATTGCCTCAACCAACTGGTTGGCGTGTTTTAGTTATGCCTTATCAAGGTAAAGCCAAAACAGAAGGTGGTATAATAATCCCCGACCAAGCTCGTGAGCGAGAGGCATTAGCTACTGTTGTAGCTTATGTTTTGAAAACAGGGCCGTTAGCTTATAAGGATCCAAACAAGTTTAGTGAGGATGCGGAGCCTTGGTGTAAAGAGGGGCAGTGGGTTTGTATTGGTAGATACGCTGGTTCTAGATTTAAAATAGATGGCGGTGAAGTGCGTATTATCAATGATGATGAAGTGATTGCGACAATACTTGAGCCAGAGGACATAAAGCATGTATGAAGAAGTTGAAGAAAAAGAAGTAACCGTTACTCTTGAGGATGGAAAAGAACCTGAAGCAGAAAAAGAACCTGAACAAGAACAGGTTGAGGTACAGACCTCCGAGTTGTCCTATTCAAACACTGTGAAAGAAGATGAATTAGATGATTACGGAAAGAGCGTACAAAAAAGAATTAAAAAGCTAACAGAGAAAGTTAGATATGCCGAGCGTGACAAGGAAGAAGCCGTCAGAGTTGCTGAAGTAATCAAGAAAGAAAATGATACACTTCAAGAACAGGTAACTAACCTTAACTCTGGTTTTATTGATGAGTATGGCGCACGTTTAGAGTCACAGGAAGCAACGGCAAAACAGGCTTTACGTGAGGCTTTGGACGCAAATGACGCTGATAAGATATTCGATGCTCAACAGGCAATATCAAAAATTACTATTGAACAAGAACGCCACCGCATGGCTGATGAACAGCGTAAACAAAATGTTTCACGGGAAACACCAGCCGTTGAAACACCAGCCCCGGCCCAGTCTACACGACCTGACCCGAAGGCAGAGAAGTGGGCAGAGAGAAACGAATGGTTTGGTGACAATAAAATTATGACGCAAGCAGCCTTCGTTATCGATCAAGATTTAAAGAATGAAGGACTTAGCCCAGATACAGATGATTATTATGATGAGCTTGACAAAAGAATCGTTGCAGAGTTTCCTCATAGATTTAACAAACAGGTTAACGAGGGGGGTTCAAGAGTCGCTTCTGCTTCAACTTCCGCATCTCGCAGTTCAAAACAGGGGCGCAGGACTGTTAAGTTATCACCATCGCAAGTTGCAATGGCAAAAAAACTTAATGTTCCCTTGGCTGAATATGCAAAGTATGTTAAGGATTAAATATGAGTGATATAAAACAAACAAGATCATCACAAACACGTGAGAAAACCTCACGCAGAAAGCCGTGGGCACCGCCAAGCCGATTAGACGCTCCTGATGCGCCTGACGGATACAAGCATCGTTGGATAAGAACCGCTATTCGTGGGGAAGACGATAAAATAAACGTTCATTCCAAACTTAGAGAAGGATACGAACCAGTTAGGTCTGATGAGTATTCTGGACAAAACGATTTTGCTAGTATCGAAGATGGACAACATGCGGGTGTAATTGGAAACGGTGGCTTAATGTTAGCCCGTATACCTGAAGAAACAGCGCAGGAAAGAACCGAATACTACCGAGGACGGACTCGCGAACAAATATCTGCTGTTGATCAGGACCTTATGAGGGAGGAACATCCCTCAATGCCTATTTCTAGGGATAGGCAAAGTCGTGTATCTTTCGGAAAAGGTAGGAATACTGATTCCGAGTAACTTTTAGGAGTCAAAAATGGCAAACGTAAATGTTTCGTTTGGCCTTAAACCCATTAATGGGTTCGGTAGCACACCTGCTACTCAAGGTACAAACCAATACTTTATTGCCAGTAATGCCTCTGCGATTTTTCAAGGTTCTCCTGTGAAAGCAGAATTAACAGGCGGTACCATTCAAGTAGCTGGATCAGCTAGTGGAGATGGTAATCAGTTTGTAGGTGTTTTCGCGGGATGTGAATACGTAGACGCATCAACTGGTAAGTTAAAATTTAGTAATTCATGGCCCGGAAGCGGTTCAGCTAATACTAATTTTGATATCAAGGGCTTTGTGTACGATGATCCAATGCAGCGATTTATTATTGCAAGTAATGGAACAAACACGAACAGAGCAACAGCAAAAGCAGATATATTTAAAACAGCTGAGTTAGTAAATGCTACTAGTGGTAACACAACCACTGGTATATCCACTGCTCAAATAGGTATATCTACCGCAGAGGATTCAGATACATCTAATCCTGTAATGATTTTGGGGATTTATGAAGATCCTACTAATGCTGATCATACTGCTGCTGGTGTTTCGTACATAGTCAAAATCAACAACCATGCACTGCTGTCTTCTGCCGCAGCCGCAACAGCATCGTAAGGGAGATTAGATTATGGCTATTTCTCGCGCACAACTCTCTAAAGAGTTGGAACCTGGTCTAAATGCTCTCTTTGGCATGGAGTATGATAGATATGAAAACCAACATGCTGAGATATATACCACTGAATCTTCAGACAGAGCGTTTGAAGAAGAGGTGATGCTTTCAGGATTTGGTGCTGCACCCACAAAACAAGAGGGTACAGGAATAACATTTGATGATGCTAACGAGTCATTTACTGCTCGTTATAATCACGAAACAATAGCATTGGCTTTCTCGATTACCGAAGAAGCTATCGAAGATAACTTGTACGACAGATTATCTTCACGCTATACCAGAGCATTAGCTCGCTCAATGGCGCACACCAAACAAGTAAAAGCAACAGCAGTTTTAAACAATGCGTTTACAGCTGGTGCAAGTGCTGGTGGTGATGGCGTTGCTTTATGTGCGACAGACCACCCTTTAACAACAGGTGGAACTTTTGCCAATGAGCCTTCAGTTGCAGCCGACTTGAATGAGACATCTCTTGAAGATGCCTTAATCAGTATTGCTGGATTTGTTGACGAGCGTGGTTTAACTGTAGCTTTAAGAGGTATGAAGTTAATTGTACCACGTCAGTTACAGTTTATCTCAGAGCGTTTGATGGTATCAAACCTTCGCGTAGGAACTGCTGACAATGATGTTAATGCACTAAGGTCTATGGGAATGTTACCAAACGGTTATACCGTTAATGACTTCTTAACAGACCCCGATGCATTCTTCATCATGACAGACACACCCAGAGGTTTCTTACACTTTGAGCGTGTTCCTCTGTCAACTCAGATGGAAGCAGACTTTGATACTGGAAATATGAGGTTTAAGGCTCGTGAGCGTTATAGCTTCGGATTTTCAGATCCAAGATGCGTGTTTGGTTCTCCGGGCGCATAAAAAACATCTCTCCTGTGGATGAGCGGCAAGGTCTAGGTATTAACTAACCTTGCCGTTTTTTATTTTTTAAGGTATGCTATAAACAGTGTGAAGAGATGCCTCTCTTCACACGATAACCCTTGACAGCATTATGCTGACACTAGCCACGACAAGGAGATTAACATGGCTCGCACTACTTTCTCAGGTCCAGTTGTATCTAACAACGGGATGACAAACTCAGGTTCTGGCTCCGTTGTTGCCATTGCCGCAGAAAACACAACCCTTACATTTGCCGCTCACGCTGGTCGCATTTCTGAAATAAACGATGCGGACGGTGTGATTACATTACCTACCATTACAACAGGTACAATAGGTGCAAAATACACTTTGTTTATAGGAACAGCCTCAACTTCAGGTAAAATTAAAACAGATGGAACAGATAAGTTTGTTGGTTCTGTAGCTGTTACTGGTTCTACTACGAAAGCATTTGTGCCGGGTGCAAGTAATGACGTTATTACGTTCAACGATGGGACACAAGGCGGTAAAGTTGGTTCTTACATAGAAGTCACTGCATTAGCTCTTGCGGAGTATCTTGTTCAAGGAAGTTTAATTGGTTCTGGTACAGTAGCAACACCTTTTGGCGATAGCTAAGATAGGAGGCTACGATGGCTAGTTCAATTATTGCAAAGACAATTACTGCCACAGGTACGTTTAATGGCGGTAGAACTAGGTTAAAATCCTTTGTTGTGAGAAGCGCAGGCAGTGGTTCTCCTGCCGCAGTTTTTAGAAACGGTAGTGGTTCAGGAGCAACACTTCTGACCATGACTTTTTTAGCTTCAGACGATACTCAGATAACAATTCCTGACCACGGTATTATCTTTCCAGACGGTTGTCATGTGACACTTACTGCAATAGACTCTATGACAGGGTTTTTTGGGTAACCTCATGGCGCGGAAACAAGATAAGCAACCGCCAAAAACAAAAAAATATTTCCGCTCCACCAAGTCTGGGGCGGGAATGACTAAGGCTGGGGTGGCTAAGTACAGAAGAGACAACCCTGGCAGTAAACTCAAAACGGCTGTTACTGGAAAAGTAAAGAAGGGAAGTAAGGACGCTAAAAGACGCAAGTCTTTCTGCGCTCGTTCTGCTGGGCAAATGAAAAAGTTTCCTAAAGCGGCTAAAGATCCTAATAGCCGTTTAAGACAAGCTAGAAAAAGGTGGAAGTGTTAATGGCAGAAAAAGTAGAAGTAACACTAGCTAGACTAGAGGAAAGGCTTACGCAACTTCAGGATGAAGTGCGCCATGTTCATAAAGAGGTTTCTGACTTGAAAGCTCAAGCCAATAGATGGAAGGGTGCCTTCTGGGTAATGCTTGCTATGGGCGGTGTTGTTGGTTCTATAGTTCATCTGTTTCTTGGCTGGATAAAATAATGGCTATTGGTAGGGCGCAAATGCCAAAACAAATTACCAAGGGGAGAAAAATGAACACAGATAAATTAGTTTATTTTAAAAAAGGAGGCAAGGCTAGTGCAAAGAGTAAGGGATCAAAGATATGCCCAGAGGGTAAGGCTTGGGCTAAACGCACCTTTGACACGTACCCGTCAGCGTATGCAAACTTGGCTGCCTCAAAATACTGTAAAGACCCAAACTACGCAAAAAAGTCAAAGGGTGGTAAGCGAAAGGGCAAGTAATGGGGGAGCTTAAAAAATGGCTGCAACAAGATTGGGTGAGGATTGGCACAGATGGATCCATCAAAGGTAAATGTGGAACTTCAAAGAATAAAAAGAGGCCTGACCGTTGTTTACCAAGATCAAAAGCTAATAGTCTCAGTAAAGCTGAAAGAGCTAAAACTGCTCGTAAGAAGAAACGTGAGGGCGGTAAGGGGAAAACTGTTGTCTCTAATACAAAGAAGGCAAAAGTAAGAAATTTAAAATTAGGGGGCGGTGTTACGGCTCCAAAAAGACCTTTTAATGGTAAATCAATTCCCGGCACTGCTGTTGCAAGGGGTTGCGGGATGATCATGGAAAACAGAAGGAAGTTAACAAAAGGGGCTGTTGAACAAGCCTAGGAGTTTGACATGATTGATCCTATTTCAAGTATGGCACTTGCCTCTTCCGCTTTCGCCACTTTAAAAAAAGGGGTGAGCATAGGCCGAGATCTTCATTCGATGGGAAAAAGTTTGTCTACCTGGATGTCTGCGGTATCTGATATTGATCGTGCCCATCATGAGGCTAAGAATCCCCCTATATTTAAAAAGTTATTTTCTGGCAAATCGGTTGAGCAAGAAGCGATGGAATTGTTCACTCAAAAAAAACAGCTTGAGAACCAAAGAGATGAATTACGAAAATTGATTAGCTCAATGTGTGGACCTTCTGCTTGGCAAGAGCTTATCAAAATGGAACGTGATATAAGACAACAGCGCAAAGAAACTATCTACAAGCAGCGTGAAGCTCGTAAGCATTTTGTAGAAGCGATAGCAATAATATTTCTAGTTATTGTTGTTGTAGGATTTTCGGTTGGTCTGTTGTGGCTATATGTGAATAGGAGTTCGTTTTGATGTTTCCAGATGTAGAACAAAAAATTATGTCTGATTTAAAAGATTGGTCTAAGAACGCTCTTGAAATACCTAACCCACATTACAATAATTTACCCGCCTGTCCTTATGCTAAAACTGCTTGGCTTAATGATAAAGTGGGTTTTATTTTTAATTATGAAGCCAATTACAATGTTATACACTCTAGCATAAATAATTGGGACGATAGTAAAGATGTACTTATTTTAATAGACTTTTTCCCAGATGATTTAGATGATTTAGATATACTGTTAGATGATTTAAACCAAGATATAAGCAATGGTAAATATAACACAAAAGATATGTATCTCATGGGTTTTCACCCAGAAGATGAAAGCAACGAGCTATTAGATGATAGCCTTGATATGGAGGAGGATTCAGGACCGGTATATGCAATGATTTTCTTTCAAAGGTTAAGTAAGTTGCAAGAAGCCTCAGATTCACTTAGAATGAAGGGGTATTATGATGTGTGCGAAGATTACTATGATGCCGAATCTTTGTATAAGCGTAGAAAATCCATTTACAGGAGATTGAAAAATGGCAATGAAGAAAGCAAAAAAAGCTAAAAAAATGATGCGTGGCGGGATGACTATGCCTAAGAAAAAAATGATGGGCGGTGGCATGGTTGGTTCTAAAAAGGCTATGAAGATGATGCGTGGCGGTGCTGTAAAAGCTAAGAAGAAGTAGTAATGGCTACTTCTAACTCAAGAGATTTTGATCTAGATATCGCTGATATAATTGAAGAGGCTTACGAGCGGTGCGGTTTAGAAGTCCGAACTGGATACGATGCTAAAACCGCCCGTAGATCTTTAAATATCATGTTTGCAGAGTGGGCAAATAGAGGCATTAACTTATGGACAGTCAAGCAGGGAACCCAAGCTCTTACGGCTGGTACATCAACATATACGTTTGATGCTACTTATACAGACTTATTAGAGGTTGTATTACGAAGAAGTGGAACAGATTTTGACCTGTCAAGAATATCTAGGGGTGAGTTTCTTAGTATCCCGGGTAAATCAACGCAAGGAAGACCTAGCCAGTATTATTATAATAGACAGACCATTCCTGAAATAACTTTATGGTCAACTCCTGACAGTTCTTCTGATACGTTGGTATACTACTACGTTCAACGCATTCAAGATGCTGATGCTTTAGTAAACACTACGGATGCTCCGTTCAGGTTCTTACCTTGTATAATATCTGGTCTAGCTTATTATTTGTCTGTAAAAAGGGCACCAGAAAGACTACAACTTTTGAAAAGCATATATGAAGAAGAGTTTCAAAGAGCAGCCGATGAGGATGAGGATAGGGTGTCTCTTAAACTGCAACCAAGTATGGATTACTTACGGATTAATTGATGGCAAGGTATGCATCTGGTAAATACGCCTACGGATATTCTGATAGGTCAGGTTTCAGGTATAAACTATCTGACATGAGGACTGAATGGAACGGTCTAAAGGTCGGTCCTGATGAATATGAGTCTAAACATCCTCAATTACAACCACGATCAAAAGCAGCAGATGCACAAGCTCTTAAAGATCCACGTCCTAATCAGGACGTTGAAACTACTGCTTTCACAGTGTACACTAATGTAGGCGGTGGTATCATTGGTACTTTAATTAATAAAACCACTGTTTTATCTGTGAGTGTTGGAACAGTAACAATAACATCAACGGCTCCGTCAACGTCAGCATCGACTTTCGATTCTACAAGTGTTACACTTGATTCAGCTACCAAAACTTTTGACGAGGGTTAAATGGCAAAGCAAACTGTAGGAATTGGTTCTAGTGCAAATGACGGTAGTGGCGATACACTTCGTGCTGGTGCTGATAAGATAAACGATAATTTTACAGAGATATATAATGCATTAGGAAACAGTTCTAGTGTTTTGACTGATATCATAGATGCAAACGGTCTTTTTGACGTTAGCTCTGGTGCTAACAAAATTGTCTTCTATTATGCAAATCTAAGCGATCTACCTAGTGCTTCCACATATCATGGAGCAATAGCTCATGTTCATGCAACTGGTGGTCTATATTTTGCTCATGGTGGTGCTTGGCTTAGACTAAACGATGAGACAACAGGACCTGTCACTAAGTATGTAGCTGGAACAAATGGATCAAGCGCATATACTTTTACAGGGCCAGGAGCCACTTCTGGTGATAACCCTAATTTTACATTTTACAAAGGGCATACTTATCTTATAAATAACACGGCAAATGTAAGTAGTCATCCCTTACAAATAAGAACATCAAATGGTGGTTCTGCCTTTACCACAGGTGTAACGGAAAACTTTAACTCTACCACAGGGTTAACACAATTTATTGTACCACATGAACCAAGTGATACGTCATTAGTGTATCAATGCACTAATCACAGTAGTATGGTTGGAAACATAACGATAGTATAGCAAAATGAGTTACACCAATACAACG